TGTTCATTTGAATATCCAAACGCTGGTATTCTTTTAGGAACGTAATTACGTGTATCTTCCCAGTTATCAGAGTAGTAATATCCTTCTATTTCTCCGTCTTTATTGCACTTTTCAGCACGTAATAAGTTAACCGGTATGTGATATGCTTTTAAAATCTTTTTGTGGTCTTTAGAATAGTGAACTTGTACGGCAAACTGTCCGAACATTTTACGATCTAAAACAATTTTACGAATACAATCCGAATGAAATAAAGCCATCATTTGAGCGTACTCGTTAGGCTTTTTATTTGCATCTAAGGCACTTAATCCACGACCGTAAATTAATCTGCTTACGTTGTTTATTACTGCGCTATTTGTCGTTGAATTAACATACCTATCAATAATAAACTGAAAGTAATTATTATCCTCACCAAATTCCACCCAATTATCTCGCTTCGACTCTTGAACCGTTGGCGTTGTATATGTACTTAATTCTAAAACGTGAATATTACTCATAAACTATAAATTCGTTTGTTGTACTGTTTGAAACATACTGTCCGTTATTTACTGAAAAGCTGTTAACGGATTGATTAGTACAAAATATCCTATCCTTGTAAACTACTACCGCACCATTCACAATTAATAAATCGTAAAAATGATTTTCTACTAAATTAAATTCAGCTGCAAAAGTATCGAAATAATCACCTTGCGTGTAAGTGTAGTTTGTTATCTCTACCGTTTTCCCTGTTTGATCGTCTGTAATAGCTACGTAATCAAAAACATTACTTCGTGGAATAAACACGAAATTTTGAGAATTAGTAGAAGTACTTAGAATAATCATATCTTATAAACGTAAAAACACGTATTTTGTCCTTAAAACAAAAAACCCTTACCGAAGTAAGGGTTTCTCGTATGCAAGTATATAAGGGTTAAGAAGTAACTATTGTTGCATCAGTTCCAGAACCATCTTCAAATAAAACTTTTAATCCGTTTTCGTCTGTTACATCTAAGAAATTAGCTGGAGAAACTTCCATTGCTTCAAATGTCAAGTTATATCCGTTGAAATCTCCTAAAGCAGAACCTGAAGATACAGTTCCAGCAGTAACATCTGCACCTTGTGTAAGTCCCATTAAAAAGAATTGGTCTGTCATTGTTCTAACTACAATTCTCGGACGTCCGTAAGCAAGTAGTTTAACGTTTTTATGCGTTGTAACATCTTGTCTTTTTAATTGGATAGTAAGTGTTTGTTGAAAGAAAGTAGTACCGTTATCTCTTGAAGAATTAATTGTAGTCTCAAAACTGTTAGCACCTTTTAATTCGTATTTATACAAACTCAAAGAACCAGTATTTACAGGTGTCCAATCCGTGATTAAATCCGTGTCCGTGTTATCGTAAGTAACATCGTCTGAATTTAATTCATCGTAGTTAATAAAGTAAATCGCTTTCAATCCTGAAACCGAATCTTTACATTGTTCTATTCTACCATTTGTTATATCGCAGCTCATTTTATTTAATTTTTTAAGTTTAACAAAAAAGGCGGCGTTTATTGCACCGCCTTAATTATAGTTTATGTTAGGTTAGTTGGCAGAGTTTGTAATACCGTAAGTAACAACATCTTCAGCAAATCCGTATTTAACGTCTCCAGTGAATCTCATTACTACGCGTACATTCATTGAACCATCAATCATTCCCATATCGATAATTTTAACTTCGTTCATGTCATTTAACAATCCAGTTGCAAAATGTAAGTTAGAAGTTTGAGAAGCTAAAGCAGTGTTATTAGCTAAACCGTTAGCCAAGAATATTGGTAAACCATCAAATGAAAGTGAACCGTTAGAATACCACTGTGTACCCAAATTGTTTGTACCGTTAGCACCTAATCCTGAAGCACCAAATCCACCCAAAGCACGAACGTAAGCTCTTACGATGTTTGAAGAAAGATACAATTTAAGGTCTGGCTGTCCGTACAATCTTGTAGGGATAGCGTCAACGATAGAACCGATTTGAGCGATAACATTTGTAGCATCAACAGTAGTTCCAGCAACTTCTTGTGCAGCTGGCAAAGAAGCATCAGTAGTTAACTGTGTCATGATTCCAGCAAATTGACCTTGTGTTGCGTTAACACCTTGCCAGATTGAAGTTTCCATATTAGCAGCTACTTTCTCAGCTACGTGTGCAATTAAGAAATCAGAAAACGATTTAGGCATTACGTCAAACGCAGAATAACCCATTTCAATCGCTTGCCATGTTTGGTGAAAGTCTTTTTTACACAATTGTAGGTTAACTTGGAATTCTTCAGGTTGTAATACTCTTTCAGTTAACGTAACTGTTGAAGAAGCATCAAAATCACAAGTTGCATTACGAATTAGATCGTCTGTTGCTACTCTTTGAATTACTTGTTTGAATTTCACGTTAGGGTGGATAGTCATACCACCTTGCTCTAAAGTTGGTGCGCTAAGGATAGCCGCAGCAATGTACTTACCAGCAAACTCACCAGCATAGGTAGTGGTGATATTTGTACTTGTACTTAAATTAATTTTTTCCATTTTATAATATTTTATTTAATTAAACAACAGTTAGTGTAATTGCACCAGCAGCAGTTCCTAATCCTGAAACATACCAGTTAGTGCCGTCACAATTCAATTCTACAAAATCACCTACTGTGTCCGCAGAAGCAGAAAAAGTAATCGTGTTTTCGTCAGCCCCAGGAACGTTTACTGAATTTACAATAACACCACCTTGAATAACATTTGAAGCGGCTTTAATAGTCCATGCAGTAGTAGCGAAAAGTTGACCTACTGTAAAACGGAATTTAAAACCAGCTGAAGTTGCAACCGCTGGCAAAGTAATTTGCGCACCCGTAGCAGCTTTTAAAATAAATGACTTACCAGAATCTTCGGCAGTCAAAGTTGTTGCACCAGTTAACGATTCAGAAACACCTACTTGGCGTACTACGTCATTTGATACAAAGTTGTAAGTTGTACTCATTTTTTTTTGTATTTAGTTAATTATTTATTTAATTTTTCAAGTATTGAATCCATTGTAGTTCGTGTTCTTTTAGAACTTAATTTAATAGATTCAGATTTGTTTTCGTTTTCAGGGTTAAAAGAAATTGGTTTAACTTCAGATAGTTCAACTTCTTTAGCTTCTTTCAACTTAGATAATTCCGCTTTTAGTGCGATATTCTCGTTTTTAAGCGCTTCAATTTCTGAAAAGAAAGATTCTTTAATCATGCTTTCTACAATCTTTTTAGGCGCAGCTTTTGAAGTTTCCATTTCTTGTTCTTTCTTCGCTTCCTCTTCGATTGGTGCTTCCTCCTCTTCTACCTCTTCCTCTTCAGCTTCTTTTTCTTTGATTTCAGAAATAACACCTTCCTCTACTACGATTAAGATACGACCATCTTCAAGTTCGTATTCTCCTATCGGCAAAGCTATTTTTTGTTCATCTTCAGTAACTACGAAAACTTCGTTTCCAGCTTCGAACATATCAGCTTCTAAAACTGTAACTCCGTCGCTTAGTTTCATTGTTTCTAACTTTACTTCCATACCGAGTAAAGTTTTAATTTGATTGATTAGGCTATTTTTCATTTTTGTTTATTTTAAGCTCCAGTTATTTTTTTCAATCCGCCTTCCATTTGGTCAGCCACATTACTCATTGCTTTAGCATTTGTTATGAACATATCAATAAATTTCATGTTATTCAAAGTGCTATTAGGTATTTCAAGTCCTAAAGATTTTGCTAAATTAGCAGTTCCTTTCATTTCACTTTTATATCTTTCTGCAAGAATATTTTGAGCTTTAGCAGCATTTCTAAATCCTATAATGGCTTGTCTAACCATAGACCCGTACTTGCTAATACCTTCACCAGCTTTTTGTAATTCAGCATATAAAGCATTTAATTCTTGCAATGATTTTGCTAAATTAATATCATGCGTAGCAAGTTCAACTTTTGAAGATTCTACTTCATGTCCTTTGTTGATTTTTTTTAGAATGTCGTTTATCATAATATAATTATTTATAGCTTATTAACTTTTTAGTTTTTTACTTGTTCCTTTTTTATAAATGTACTATTGTAGAAGTACCTTGATTTACTAAGCTCCCTATACCTTGGTTTTGCAAGTCTCCATTGCAGCATTTAGAGTTGTATGTTCCGTCTTTACATAGGCAACCACGTTTACCGCCTTTAGGACTTGTTTTACTTTTAGTCGGTGTTTTCATAATTTATTTATTTCTAATTTGTTCTAACTTTCTTTGTGCCCACTCTATCCCGGCATCTCCACCCCAAGCTAACCACATCAAACGGCCACACCCATCTCCTAATTCTTTTTGTGAATTTTGTCTGTGTCTTTCAAACCCAGCCATTCGTGCAATAGTTTCTTCGCTTATTGGTTCGCCATTTGCCAACTGATTAGCTCTTTGTTTTCCAACAGGAGTACCGCAATCACCCCAACCATTTTCTTCAGCATATCGCAAAGCTATTTTAGCATTTTCGCTGGCTTCTTTAGGGTAATCCGTATAACTTTCTAAAGTGTATTTGTCATTTTGTAAAATAAGCTCTTTAATCTTTTCAATTAACACTTGTTCTTCGTGTGAACTCATGTCATATTTATCTACAAAATAACCCTCTATTGAAAATCCTTTTACCTCTCCGTCTTTTACCTTTTTCCAAACCTCATCATTGTTTACCTTCATTGAAATCATCCACGTTCCTTTAGGTAAATTAAAACCGTACTTTACAGACTTGTCTAACTTCTCATCTTCTATTATCCAGCTTTCTACTACACTCATCCCTTCAAGCATTTTGCGTTCGTGTTCGTATGTTGCATTGTTTTGATTAGAACGCATTAAAAAAAGTTCTGAAGCCTTGCGTACAGTATCCTCACTAAAGTAAATGTAGAACTCTTTATCTTTGTTTTTACGGTATATCTGTTTGTTAGGAATTAAGGCAGCACCCATTAAAATTCTCTTTTCAGTATCTACTTCTTTGAGTTCTACTTCGTGTTTTTGTAGTGCTATAAAATTTTCCTCAATCGCTGGTGATTCGACAACAGAAACGGCATTAATACCCATTTCTTCTTTAGTCTCGTCAATCAGTAATTCTATTATTTCAACTTTTGCCATATCTCATTAACTTATAATGTAGCGTTTTGTACTCTATTTCGGTCTAAGGCTTGTGCGCTTGTTACTTCTGTGCTAACTACGTAGGCTTGTGTAGGTGTTTGTTGTAACTGTGCTAACTGATTAATACCGCTTGATCCGATTGTATTGAAATTAGCAGTCATGGTAGCGCCTTCAGGAGCGTTTGAACCTCCACCACCTCCACCAGCAGTAGAACCACCTTGAAATTGTTGTGAAGCTATTTTTTTCACGTTTACCAAACCAGCAGTAATAGCGGCAGCCATTGCTATATAATTAAATGGTGGTGGTGAACTCGCTAAGGCACTATTCGCAGCCTTATAAGTATCTACAACGGCACTTGCTATATTTACAGCCTTTTGAACTTGAAACGCTTTCTTTTGTTGTTTCTCACTTTTACCAGCGAATAATTCAGCAAGGTCTGAAACCATTTGTAATGAATCTTCAATTGCTTTTACCCTGTATTCGTTTAACGTTTTTATTCGAGCTTTTTCCTTTTCGTCTTGTTCTTTTTTCTTTGCCGCTTCTTCATCTGCATATTTTTTATTTATAGCAGCATATTCTTTATTAAACCTTTCAGTAATTGCTTTTTCAGCTTCCGCGTTACCATTTGCCGCTTCTATTTTAGCATCGTAGGCTAATTGTAAATCAAGTAGTTCTTGTTCTCTTTGTGAGTTACGCGCCTTTTGTAATTCTAACCATGCAGCATCTTCAGCTTTTATTTGTTCTTGTAACTTTAAATCTCGTGCATCCCTTTCTATTTTATCGTACTTGTCATTAACCGCTTTTTCATCTAACCTTTTACTTTCGGTCATTTGAGTAGTTAACTTGTCGTAATCAGCTTTTTTTAATTTGCCTTCTTTAAAGTTTTTATCCGCTTCTTGTTGTTCGTATTTATATTTTATTCGTAACGCATCTAATTCTTTAGCACGCCCTTCTTCCATCAAACGGTTTTTTTCTTCCTCCATTTGACGTGTAATGTCTATTTGTTCTTGTGCTGCTCCAGCTGCTATATTTACATTTTGATTTGCTGCGCTTGCATTTGACTCAATGCCCATTTGGCGAAGTTCTAATTCACTTGCGGCTAATTCATTTTGTGATACAAGAAGTTTGCTTTTATTTTCAGCTAAAGCCTTGTCTAATGCTTTTTCATCAGCTATTAATCCTATACCTTGAAAAACACTTTTATATAATGATTTTACTGAATCAACAGTTTCAAAAACTGATTTTTTAGCTGATTCTGCGTTTACCTCAATAAGTTTACCAAATCCTAATGTTTCAGACAAAGAGTTAGCTTGCTCTATTAAAAAATTTATTGGCTTAGAAACCAAATCAAATGCTAATCCAATAAAAAACTTAGTCATTTCAAATTGAGCTAACAAATATTTTTCTCTTGTTATACTCGCAGCTTTTTCTGCTTTTGTTTGAGCTTCAAGGGCATTAAAAGACTCTAAATTATTTTTTACTTGTTGTTTTTGTAACTTTATTTTTCCTTTTAAAATTTGTTCATCTGTTTTTCCTTGTAATTTTAATACGTTATTTTGATTTTCATAATCAGTTAGTGTTCTTTCGGCTATCTCTTGGTTTTTAATAATTTTTTTATTTAATTGCTCTTGTTCTTTTGACACACCAAAAACAGCCTTTCTAATATCATCCCAATATGCTACAATAGTTCCTAATGCCACTACAAAAATACCGATACCAGTTGCTAAAATACCCGTTCTAATTCCAGCAAGCGCTTGTTGTGCAGCTTGCCCCATTGCTTGAAATGTAGGTATTGCTTCACGTATTGTAACTAAACTTTGTGTAATAGTTAAAGCTGCTTGTAACCTTATCATTGTTTCCTGAAGCCGAGCACTTTCAACACCAAACAAAGCAGCCGCGCCTTCAGCAAGACCAAACGCACCAGCAACACCACCAACCGCCATTGTCATCTTTTGAGCAGCAGGTACTGCTCCAGCTTCAACTTGTAAATCTACTGACTGTTGTATCCTTAAATAATTTTGAGTAGCAGCTAATAAATCTTTGTATTCTTGTGTTGCTGTTTGACCAGCTAACGCTAATTCATATAACCTATCTTCAGCTTCACCCATTCGAGTAGTCAAAGGCTGCATTTCGCCATAAACATCGGCAAAGGTTGCCCCCGTGTCAGTAGCGCTTTTATTTAACTCTTTGTAGCTCGTGTTTAATTCGTTTAACCTACCTTTGGCTTCCGTTACTTCTTGGCTGTTTTCACCATAGGCTTGTGTTAACTCATCAACTTCTTGAGTAGTCTTTGCAATCTGTTGTCGTAGGTTTTCAAACTGCTGCTGCGTTTGATTTGCGTTGTCAACTATATTTAATTCAATCGTTCTTGTTTCAGCCATTGTTTACGCTTTTCTTGTTTATAAATCTTTTTTAAGTTTCCTGTTAGTTCGTGTTTTCCTTTGGCGACATCTACTATCTCACTCACCCCGTAGAAATCATCGCTCTTTAATAGTTCTAAAATTAGTTGAATCATTGTTGTAATATTTGAATTTGATTTGCTACTTGTTGACCGTTCGTTAAAGTGTAAGTTACTGTCAACGTAATTACTTGTACACTTGAATTTTCTGTTACTAAATTTTGGTATTCTTCAGTAATTAAACTATCTGAATTTTCAGCTAAAATATTTGAAGGTGTGTCCGTGTTTTCAGGAATACAAACCTCAATAAATTGACTGCTCGTAATTGTACTTGGTGTAATTGTAACACCAGCAAATGAAGTTGTGATTGTAGCACTTGCAGCGTCTTTAATTAAGTTAATAGGAATATCTAAACATTGAGCATCAAAAGACGGAACGTAAGGCTTGCCACTTGTTAAAGGTCTAAAATCTAAATACAAACTAAAATTAACTTCACCCGTTGTCAGGTTGCTTTTCATTTCGTTTATAATGTATCTTTTGTCTCTTATAATAAGACGGTCATTTAATTGTAAGTTAGTCAATAGTGAAATAGGTAGGTTCGTCTTTACGTGAACCATTCTATTTTTCAAATTGAACAAGTTAACCAAGTAAGGAAAATAATATTCAGCATATAAACCTTGTTGAATAGTCTCCAAATGAATAACTGAATTTTCAGCGCCAAAATTTAAACTTAGCTTTTCGTTTAAGTGTGTAAGGTCTTGCCCAAATTGTGCAAATGAAGTTATATCGTTATGTCCAGCACCGTTATAAAACTTTATAGGGTGTGAACTTAAACTATTACTTGCACCGTACAAATAAAGCAGCATTGGTTTCGGTGTGTACGCATTAAAACTTTCATTTAAAGCATATCCAAATATTGCGTATTTTGTAGGGTCATTCGTCTTTTCAGAACGTGCAAATAATAAATTTTCAAACGGAACTTCTATAACATACTCGTCTCCATCGTAGGCAAATTGATACTCCATATTACCGTACTCCGAATTGCTTATTTTAAAGAAATTACGATTTACAAAACTTTCAGATTGCTGATATTTGAAGGCTATCTTTTTATACAATTTTATTCGTTCTATATCAATGGAATCAATATCAGTATATTCTGTAATATCTACAATAGCGCCTTGTTGATACCAATCTTCTAAAGGCAGTATTTCAAAAGTGTTATCTCCTAACCCTACGCAAGTACAATTAAATTCTTTTAAAATACCCGAAAAGAAATCAGATACTTTCATATCAGGCAGCGTTGAACTTATACTTACATTACCAGCTAAAACTGTTTGTACTGTGCTGATTTGTGCGTAATTACTTAATCCATTTACCCCCGTAATTTGATAGTTTATTAACATATCAATATTCATAGCAACTGTCGCTTTCATTTTGAAAGTCAAAGTTGTATCTAATCCTGAAACATTTTGAAAACTTATATTTCCAAAAACACCAGTAGTATCACCTTCAATTGTTTGATAATAATTACCGTCTTGAAACACGTCAATATACCAAGTTCCAACCGCTGATTGGTTTAATACCTCAAAACTAATAACACTAAATTGAACTCCAGTAGCATACAATACATTTAATTCGTCTTGGTAAATATCCGTGTAAGTTAAAGAACTTGGGTCTGGTAGTGTGCTATCTCCTATTACTGGTGCTATTACTTGGTCTATTACAACGTCTGTACTTTCAGTTAAAAAACTATATTCGTTCGTGTTTTTACCGTACAAGAAACATTGTGTAAATCTCGGGTCGCTTAAAAAAGTTCCTTGAAAATTAATACCGTAATCAGAATTTATAGCATCAAAAATTTTGTCTATTTTAACCGCTGGAAATAACTCATCGTATCGTATTGCGTGAGCTGTATTAGTTACATCTTCAGAACCATGTTGGTATGTCCAAACCCTATTACTCGCAATCAAAGGGTATCTAACATCGTAATCAGTGGCAAGGTCCGTTATTCTATCGTATATTTCTGCACCCGTATAAGCAAACTCTAAAAAACTTAAATCTAACTGATTTAATTTATCTTCACCAAACAAATCTTTTAACGTTCGTATTTCTCCATAAAAAGTAAGCTGATAATTTTCAGGCATCCCGTTTTTTACGTTCGCTTTTTCAATCTGTATTTTACCTCGTCTAAATGTAGTTAAGTCAATTTCTATTACCGCATTTCTTCGTATGTTATGGTCGATTAAAGAACCAGGAGTATTTATATCTCCAACATCGGATTGGTAAAAGTGCTGAAAGATTGCATTGTTAACCGTAGAAGCTGGTACCGTAAACGACTGCGAAAAGTCAGTAAATACTTTTGAAATATCGGAAATGTTTTGAACACTCGAAGTAACATTAATTTGTTCATCTTCAAATAGCTCAATCTTTTTGCCCTCAATGTAAACTTGTACTTGTCTCATATTACGTTGTTAATTGCATTGTAAGCAAAATCAAACTCTAATTGGTAGTTTATCATTTTTTGATTTATATTCTTAAATAGCTCCGTTGACTTCGTGTTAAGTTTAGCTGGGTAATTATTTATAAGTATCTTTTCACTTACCATTAATTCTTTTAATAACTCATTGTATTCTTCAGTTACCCAGTCCGTGTTTACTTTGATTGATTTTTTAGCACTTGTATTGAATACCTTTCTTTGACCTTCTAAAGTGTTATAGTTAGGTATCGTTGACTGCATTAAATTATATTCCGTGTTTTCAATGCTAAATGTATCGTTAGACGCTGCGAAAAACCAAGTACGCTGCCAACATCCATATCGATTCACAAAGTCGCACAAAACGGCTTCATATCGACAAAGCTCAAACGGTTTAAAATATCCCTCCCAAACTGTAACATCGTTACCAGCAAGGTTGACCGTTATTTCTAATTTGTTTCCAGCAGCATAGTAATTTTGGTAAACTCTTGGAACGTCTAAAATAGAATTGTTTGTTAAGTTCTGCGTGAATGTAGCAGCCGTTGCTAAATTAGTGTACTTCGCTTTGTAGCTTGTTCCAGTACGTACCATAATATGACCAGCCCTTCTGCTTGAATCTGTACTTGGGTTAGTGCCATCGTAGTAGTAATAAAATGTACCGTCTTTTTGTAGTATGTCGTAAACAAGCGCAAAGTTACCACCCTCTTCGTACCAACTCAATCCATCGTAAGCATATGTAGTAACCGTGTTTAAAAGCGTGTATGTACCTAAGTCGTATTTATATCTTTTAATTTGTACGTTACACCATTGGCTTGTGTTGCTTGCCGGGAAAGTGTTATAAATTTCTTGCCTTGTATTCCAACTTAAATACTCACGAATGTAAGGACTGATATTGTAGTACGTCTTTACGTTGTTTGACGCTGGTATTAATTTCGTTAGTGTGTAGGTTGGGCTTGTTGGGGCTGCTCCAGTACCGTTCCAAATAAACAGCTCAACCTTTGAACCGTCTTGTCCTGTTTCGGATATTTCTACTATATAGGGTGAACGTGCAAAAATACTCATTATCTATTCTTTAAATTTTCTCTTAATATTTCGTCTAATAACTGTTCGGCATCTAATCCGTATTTATCTATTAACGTATCAGGCAAAGTTTTGTAGGCTGCTTCAAATGGCTTAGTAAAAAACAAACTCGGTTTGATTCCAGTCATGTAAATGCTTCGAGCTATAATAAACTTTAAACCCTTTCTGCTTTGAAATTTTCCAGCTACATTTCTTGGTGCTATTCCTTTGCGAACCATCCAACTATCTAAGCTCCTTGTTAGTCCGCCTTTTGGTCCTGAACCACTACCAAATTTATAAGGTGAATTAGGAGCGTTTTGTTTACCGTAGTTTTTTGAAGTTGAAGGCAGCCCTGTTGGATTTGCTCCTTTAACACCTTGGTCTTGAAAGTTACCGTAAGGCTCCATTTCAAAATACACTCCAATAGAATTAGGCATCTGTTTAACTTCGCCTTTGATTGAGCTGCTTAATTTACCGCTCGTATCTTTACCCATCTTTTTCAAATTGGCTTTCGCTTCAGCTACCACCAAATCACGAAACTTCTCTAAGGCTTTTAATCTTTCACTCATTAACAAACAGTCATATCGTTAGGAACTAAAATATCGAACGTCATTGTCCAACCAGCTAAATAGTTTTCAAACCTTTCAGCAAATGGCTCTAAACCCGGGTTACCGTCAACTTGAAACGGCAAAGTGTATAAGTCTCCACGTCTTAACTCCTCGTATAACCTATTCAATACAGAAATCATTGTATTAAGTACATAAACCTCATTATCGTTTCCATTAAATACGTCTGTATCTTCGTCTTTTGATTTGTTGACAATATCCATTGCCATTATACTCACGTTAAAACGAATTATATTACTTTCAAACGTAGCGCTATTTACTATAATATGGCACAAAGGAAATATAGTCTGCTTAGCTAAGTCAACTGCAAATATATCACCTTGTGTTACCGTGTTAATAAACGGATCATTATTCAAGTTCGTTTTTAGTGTATCTAATATCGTGTAATAGTTAGCCATGTTTTCTTATTCTTTTAATTTCTCTTTCTTCTATTTCTAATTTTTGCCTTTCGTAAGTGAGATAGGTAAGACACTTTCTAACCCCCAGCTTGGTAACATCATCAAACTTTGTAACGTCTCCTTTAGCAAGTGCATAGATTGAATTGTACCATCCCCATCTTTTATTAAATTGCGCTCTTTCGCTAAAGTCATTAATTTCGGGTTCATCTTCATCTCTTTCTCCAAATAGGTAAGCGTATGTTGTACTAAGTCGCTTCCTAAAGTCGAAAAAAAAACCGTTGCACCTAAGACAACATCCAAAGAAGCGTACTTCATTACCTCGCTGAATTCATCCGTTCCTATGTACGGAAATATCTCGTATCGGTCTTTCACTTTCTTTGTGATAGGTCTGTACATTACAGCCATCGCTTTGTGAAAATTCTCTACGCTGGATATGTTTGTTTCTAAATCAATGTACTCTCCAAAAGTCATGTCCTCTAAATTAGGAATGAAACCAAATTCAGTACCTTTGATTTTAAACGTGTGCTGAAATTTAGGCTTCTCTTTGAATATTTTATTCAGGTGTAATGTTAAATCCCGTATATCGCTCCATTTCACCCTTACAACGTCTTTCATTTGTAAACCGCAAAATATTTCAACGGTCTTTTGTCCTATAAATTCCTCATCGTTTGATTTTTCTACTACCTTCATAAATTCTTGGTAGCACTTTAAAGGAATTTCACTCAAAGAAGTAGGTATTACTATTTCTGTTTTCATCTTATTAATTAACTTTTATTTCGTGTTTTTGTAGTTTACAAAGTTTATTTACACTATCTGCATACTTGAACGGGTGCCAACTGTTATTTATTTACCAAATATGATACTTACCATAGTTAGCATTTAACCCTAAGGTCTCCATTTCATGATATCGTAGCGCATCAATAGCGTGATTATTTGTGTCAATAGGCTTGTTTAAACGTGTTCCAGCTTTATCAGTGTCCCAACAGTAGGAACGAAGTTCTTTAATTAAATTAACGCTATTAGAAGTAACTAAATAATCCTGGCGCTGCATAACATCAATACCGTAGTTTATTGAATCCTTGCCTTTTGTAACACCTTTAATAGTTATTCCATAGCGCCTTATTTCGTCTATGCTTTTAGGCTCGCTTGAATCAGCGTAAACGGGTACGTGTTTTGGTAGCTCCTTTGCAATATCTGAATTAAGCATTCCTGTTTGGTACTTCAGTTCGTTTAATATCCGTTGGCCGTTATAATTATATATTTCAATTATTGCAGTTGGATCGTTTGTGTAACCAAAGTCTAATCCGATTCCTATTAACTTTGCTTCAATCGGTAGTTTGTCTATTTGTTTCCAGTTTGAGAATATAACACCTTCAAGCATTCCTATTTCACCTAATCCGTAAACCCTCCACCAGTTGCTCCAATAGCTACTTGTTTCCGCTTTTAAACGGTTCTTTTCTATTTGGTCAACTATTGACTTGTCAA